CGAGAAGATGGAAAAAGTGGCAGAGGTTAGAAAGTGGTACCGGGTAGATACTTTTTTAACCCGTTCTATGTATCCGGGAAAAGAGGTTGGCCGGACATATCCGTGCGAATTATGGAAATCTGCAAAAGGAAATTGGCTTTTAACCCATGAGGAAGATTATAGCACGTATGGGGAAGCCATCCAGGAAGAGGAAGCAAAGAGCCTTTTAATGAGACATGCAACGGACATTTACGAAAAAATGTTTGGAGAATTGCCGGAAGCGTAAAAAGAAAAAGCGAAACCCGGTTGCAAGGTGGGGAACCAAAACAACCGGGTTGGAACTAACAAAGTCAGTATAGCACAACATATAGAAAAATAAAAGCACTTTCTACTATATATAGAAAAGAAAGGTGGAAAAGGGTTATGTTTTACATAATTATTGGAGTAGCAGCGGCGGCAATGCTGATTTTGGGCGGCCTGGCCGTTTTGGGTTTTGCAGTTGTCAAAATGGCAATAGACTGGCTTTTTGATTGAAATTTAATGAAGCGGAAGCACTTCCCCGTCCTTGTAATGGGTATTAGCAAATCAACGAAGTATATTTTTATATTTTAAGATCTGGATCCGTAGAGGAAGGAGAGAAGGGAAAGGCGGGGGAACATGAAAAGAAAGACATTCGATAATTACGACTATGAAGAAGCGTTCCCGGTGGAACTGGATCGCGACATACAGAAAAAAGCAAGAAAAAATTTTGAGAAGGAACACCCGCTGCAGGTTCCGGACTATGAAGAACAGTGGAAAGAGCAGCAAGAGAAATTAAAAGAATGGGAACTGGAACGGCTACTGAAAGAAGGGAAAGTGGAAAGCCTTTACAGAACCACCACCACTAAGGCGAAGAACCTTCAAAGCGGATCGGAATTACTGGAAGCGCAGATCTACCCGTCATTTTGTCACAAAGCGGACGTTCCGCACACAAAGAAGGGCAGAGAAAGCAAGCCTTCACAAAAAAATCTGAATGACAAAAATTCAAGGCGCTATTTTATACGCCTTGCAAATATAAATTTCGGTGAAAACGATCTATGGTGTACGTTCACATGGGACAAAGAACACATTCCGGCAGACGAAGCAGCGGCCGATCGAGATATAGCGAACTTTATTCGCAAGATAAATTACAGACAGAAAAAAGCAGGCCGGGAAAATATCAAGTATCTAATCATTCCGGTGGTAGACGGAGCAGAACACCCGCACGTCCACATTATCATGACGGGGCAGGGGATAAACCGGGACGAATTAGAAGGATTGTGGACAAAAGGGGAAAGATCCAACACCCGCCGCATAAAGCCGGACAAAGACCTTCTTCTTTCGGGCGTTGCTACATACATGATGAACAACCGGAAAGGGAAAAGAAAATGGAGAGGTTCAAAGAACCTTGTAAAACCGAAAGAACCTACCAGAAGTTATTCAAAGTTCAAAAAGAGGACCGTTGAGCGCATGGCCCACGATTACGAAACACTAAAAGCAGAAATGGAAAAGGCCTATCCGGGTTATAAATTCCTTGACGCCGAAGTGAAATACAACGGAGTTACGGCGGCCTTTTACATATACGCCCGCATGGTGCGGAACTGAAACGAAAGGAGAAAAGGAAAATGAACCTTGCAAACATGAAACGTTCCGAGACAACGGAACAGATCGGCCTTATAAACTGGGCCAGAGCGAACGAAGAATATGTTCCAGAATTACGACTTCTTCACCACATACCAAACGAAGGGATCCGGACAAATGGGCCGGTATTGAAGGCGGCAGGAATGAAAACAGGAGTTCCGGATCTGTCTTTACCGGTTCCACGCCGCGGCTTTCATGGCCTATATATCGAAATGAAATTCGAGAAAGGGAAGACTACAAAAGCACAAGAAGAATTTATGGCGCTTCTTCGGGAGCAGGGCTATAAAACGGCGGTAGCATACGGAGCAGAACAGGCCCGCGAAGTGATCCGGCATTATCTGGCCCGCGGGGAAGGGTTCGATCTGGTGAATTGTGAACACGCTTTCAAAATGTGCGGATATTGCGAAGGCGTGGCCGTGGACTGGGCGCCGTGTGAAAAGTGCCAGTTCTTCAAAGCGAACAAAGAGAGGGGGAAGAAATAATGTTCTTCAAAAAAACGGTACTGAAAAGAATGTTGAAATCAGCATACACAGGCGCAGGCCTTACGGTGGGGCATACGCCGGAAACAGACGAAGAGGAAGAAGGCTATTACCTTTCTTCTGGTTGGTGGGTTTTATGGTTCAATGCGGGAATGTTCCCGAAAGAAGCCAAAGCGGCCGTTATTGAATTATGCGGCGAACTTCCGGCAGTCGGTGAAGTATTCAAAGCAGAAAAAGACTTCGGGAACCAGTACGAAATTGAACAGAAAGAGATCTTCAATCTTCCGGAAGCCTTCAAACGTTGCACGATAGATTATAGAGTAACAAACATCATGCAGCAGCAGGGGAAGACATTGATCCGGATCTTACAGGCAGAGGAAGGCCGGAACGTTTGCGCGGTGTCAGAAGTGTTTCTGGATCTGATCGACCTGAAATCTATTGACTACGAAAACGGAGAAACGGAGCCGTTCGGACCGTGTGCAATAAGTCCGGAAGCCCCGTTCGTGTACTGGGGGAATGATTGTTGCTATCTTATGGCAGGAAGAAGAACTTCGGACGGGGAAACAGAAGCGGAGTTCTGGAAGTACCTTGAAGGCACAGAGATAGTATAAACACACAGGGAAAGGGGGCCGCCACGGTTGGCGCACACGATAGACGAAGATACAAAGAAAATAGTAAAAGCGATCGTTCACGGCGACCAGAAGCGGCAGAGCAGGCGCAGGGCGGGCAAACATACAGACTTCGACAGAAAGGCAGCGGAAGCAATAAAGGCAGCGAAAAAGGAATTGCCACTGGAAGGAACTGATCCAGAGGTCCGGCGCCACATTATCGACAAACTATACACAAGCCTGTTATATAACACGCCTTGGGAATTGTTGGGGGAAACGTATTGTTGCCGCCGGTTGTTCTACGAATACCGGAAGGAGTTCTGTTATCTGATAGCGGTACACATGGAGATTATAGAACCAGAAGGCGGCAGCAGGCAGCAGGCGCCCGGAAAGTAGGTCAGAAAAGGCCGGCGCCGTTGGATAGAATGAAAGAAGGTGAACGAATGGCGAAAGAATGGACAAACGGTTTCTATACGTCGAAGGAGTGGAGAAAGACACGCGACGCATATTACCGGTTCCAGTGCGGCAGGTGTGAACGTTGCATGGCCGAAGTTCTGGCCGGAGTGCGAAGGGTTGAAGACATCAACCCCGGAATAATAGTTCACCACAAAAAAGAATTGACGCCGGAGAACATAAACGATCCGGCGGTGGCGTTGTCCTTCGATAACTTGGAACTGTTATGTGATGAACACCACAACAGGCAGCACAAGGCGAAGGCGAAACGCTACACGTTCGACGCAAAAGGAAATTTGATCGAAAGCAAATAAAATATTTTTCCATTCCACGAACCCCACCCCCCGGTATTTCTATTTCGGGCCTTCCAAAGAGAACCGAGGGAGTGAGGTCAAAAAAACTCTGCAAGTCGCGCGCACATAGAAGGGGGGGTTAAAATATGCCAGAAAATACGACGACAACGAAAAACAAACCACAAAAAAGAACTAATTATCTGACAGAAGGAAGGATAAAGAAAGAGAAAGCAAAACTTTCTGAAATGTTCGCGGGGATCGAAGACGAGGACCGGCGAACCCTTGTAAATTCAGTGATTGACGAAGCGGCCTTCCTGAAAGTCGCACTTCTGCAGGCCAAAACAGAATTGAAAAAAGAGGGCCTGACAACCGAAACGAAAAACGCTTCGCAGAAATTCATAAAAGCCCACCCTTCAACGGCAATTTATGAAAAATACGCGCGGCAATATACCCAAATTATTAACCAGTTGATCGAATATTTACCGCCAAAAGAGAAGAAAAAAGTTTCAAAATTGGCGGCGCTTCGTGATGAATAAGCAGGCACATAATTATATTTTTGAATACCACGACGCGATCACGTCGGGGCGTATTCGGGCCGGTAAATGGATCAAAGCGATCTATAAAATTCTGGTTGAGGGTATCAAGAACGGGGAATGGGTTTTCGACCAAAAGAAGGCCAACAAGGCGATCAAGTTCATAGAAAACTACTGTCACCATTCGGAAGGCAGAAACGACCTTCTAAAGTTGGAATTGTGGCAGAAAGCGATCGTTTCCGCGATCTTCGGTATTCTGGACAAAAACACCGGGTACCGGCAATTCAGGGAAGTTTTTCTGGTGGTTGCAAGAAAGAACGGTAAAACCCTATTCGCCGCCGCGATCATGGCATACATGGCATATATAGACGGAGAATACGGCGCGAAACTGTACTGTCTGGCCCCAAAATTGGAACAGGCCGATCTTGCATACGACGCATTTTATCAGATTGTGCAGCAGGACGAAGAACTTTCCGAGATTAGCAAGAAGCGCCGTTCGGATATTTATATTCAGGAGTTCAACACGACCATAAAGAAGATCGCGTTCAACTCTAAAAAGTCCGACGGTTTCAACCCGCATTTTGTACTAAACGACGAAATGGAAGCGTGGCCGGGCGATCAGGGCTTGAAACAATACGACGTTATGGCGTCGGCACTGGGAGCCAGAAAACAACCGCTTATTTTGTCAACGTCAACGGCGGGTTATGAGAACGACGGAATTTACGACGAACTTATGAAGCGATCAACGGCGTTCCTGAAAGGCAGAGGAAAGGGCGACACAGAAAAACGCCTTCTTCCGTTCCTGTTTATCATTGACGACGTGGAGAAGTGGGACACCCGCGAAGAATTAGAGAAGTCAAACCCGAACTTGGGCGTTTCCGTATCGTGGGAATACTACGAAGACAAGATCGCCGTTGCAAAGAAATCACTTGCAGCAAAAGCGGAGTTCTTGACGAAGTTTTGTAACATCAAACAAAATTCTTCGATTGCATGGCTTGACTATGTGGACGTAGAAAGGGCAGCAGGACAGCACTTCACCCTTGAAGACTTCCACGGGTGCTATTGCGTGGCAGGAATTGACCTTTCCAGAACGACGGACCTTACGGCCGCTTCGCTCATTATCGAAAAGGACGGGAAGAACTATGTTATTACAAAATTCTTCATGCCGCGGGAACGCTTCAAAGTGGCGATCAACGAAGAAAATGTTCCGTACAACATTTTTGAACAGCAAGGCTTCTTGAAAATATCCGGAGAACATCAGGTGGACTACAAAGACGTGTTTAACTGGTTTATTGAACTTGTAAAGGTTTACAAGATCAAACCGTTAAAAGTAGGCTATGACCGTTATTGTGCGGGCTATCTGGTGCAGGAAATGAAAGAAGCGGGCTTCCACATGGACGACGTATATCAGGGAACAAACCTTACACCGGTATTACATACCTTTGAAGGCGACTTGAAAGACGGGGCGTACTGTCTGGGCGAAAACAATCTTCTTCGCGCGCACCTTCTGAACGTGGCCGTTGATATTAACATAAACGACAGCCGCATGAAGCCGGTAAAACTGGAAAAGCGCGCACACATAGACGGCGCCGTGTCAATCTTCGACGCGTTGGCCGTGAAAATGAAATTCCACAAAGAGATCGGGAGACAACTTACAAACGCAGCGTAAAAAGAGGGCTTCGGCCTTCTTTTTTGCCGCCTGAAAGTAGGTCAGAATTTCACGATCTTTTTTTGTACGATTGAAGCATGGAAATTTAACCGGAATTACAGGACGAAGAACAGGGGGTGAAGACAAACGGGAATTATAAAAGATTTTTTGAATTATAGGCGTTTCAAGTATAGCCCGATCTTCACGATCCGCGGTGAATATTCAGCCGGGGGCGGTCTGGACGATAGCGACATTATAGGATCTATCGAAAATTGCATAGCGGTAAACGTGGCGAAATTAACGCCGCAGGTTATGAGAAAAGACGCCCGCGGAATGACAATAAAAGACGACTATCTGGCCCGCCTTCTTTCTTTGAGGTGGGCGCCGGAGCTATCAGCATACGACGCACTTTACAAAATGGCGGCGACACTGGTTAGAAAGTCAAACGCCTTCGCGGCGGTGATGTATAACGAGGACTTCACGAAGGTAAAACAGATCGTACCGCTTACGGTGTCTTCCTTCCGGATCTATGAAGACGACGACGGAAATATTTTATTCCGGTTCACTTGGGACTACGACGGGAAAACGTATGTATTGCCATATCAGAGCGTGATCCATATTCGCGCCCGGTTCAGTAAAAAACGCTTTATAGGTACACCGCCGGATCAGGCGATACAGACAACCCTTGAATTACTGGACGCCACCGGGCAAGCCTTGAAAAATACCGTGAAAAATTCGGCAAACTTAAAAGGCTACCTGAAATACAACAACTTCGCAGACGAAGACGAACTGAAAAAGAAGGTTCAGGAGTTTCAGGCGGCATACATGAGCGCCGAAAACGACGGCGGCATAGGCGGCCTTGATAATACAATGGAGTTTCACGAAATCACGCAGAGAACGCCGAACATTCCGACGATACAAAGCCAGTATTTACGTGACAACCTATACCGCTATTACAACGTAAACGAAAACATTTTAATGTCAAAGTTCACAGAAGCGGAGTGGAACGCCTTTTATGAAAGCGTGATCGAGCCGATCGCCCTGCAGTTATCCCTTGAATTTACTTTCAAGTTATTAACGGAGCGCGAACGTGGCTTCGGAAACAAAATCATTTTCACTTCTAACCGGCTGCAATACGCGACGTTACAGACAAGAGCCACGATCGGTTCTACCCTGTACGACCGCGGAATTATCACGATCAACGAATACAGGGAACTAATGTA